GAGAGGTTATGTTGAAGGTGCTGCTATGTGTAAGTTAAAAGAATTTAGTCCTACCAGTAGAGACCACATAGCGTGGGCCTTTGAGACATTCAGAGGTTGGGAAGCTACAGAGCGAACCCCATCTGGTAGAGCAAAAATTGACGATACCGTTCTTAAAGAGATCGGAACACCTGAAGCCCTTAAATTTTCCCGAATCCTTGAACTACAAAAACATCTCGGTCAGTTATCTGATGGCAAAAATGCTTGGCTCAAGCTCGAAAAAAGAGGCAGGATCCATCATTCCTGCATACTTAACACCAATACGGGACGTCAGGCACATCTTAAGCCGAATCTCGCGCAGGTCCCGTCGGCGTCAGAGTACCGGGCTCTCTTCGGTCCCGGAGATGGTCGTGTCCAAGTTGCTTCTGACGCCTCTGGTTTGGAGCTTCGATGCCTTGGTCACTATCTACATCCATTTGACAATGGCAAGTTCTCGAAAGAGGTAGTTGAAGGTGACATCCACACCTCACTAGCTGAGATCTACGGAACAGATAGGAAAACAGGGAAGTCTTGTACCTATTGTTTGATATATGGGGGCGGCAATACAAAACTAGGGCTTACAGCTGGGGCCTCTAAGGCATCAGCAGCCCACAAAGGTAAGGAGATTAGGAAACGTATCCTTGATGGATTAGACGGCTATAAACAACTGTCAGAGGCCATACAGGAACGTGCTACTGCTACCGACACTCTTAAGGGGTTGGATGGCAGACCTATTCGCCTTCAAGGTAAACATCACGCTTCCTTAAATTATCTTTTGCAAAGCGCAGGAGCAATAATTTGTAAATCTTGGCTGATAAGAGCCTACGAACTATTAGACGAAGCAGGCATTGACTATTGGCCCCTGGCATTCGTACACGATGAGCTTCAAATTTCAGTCTCGCCTAACCAAGTTGCAGAGGCTGAGTTCTTAATAACCGCTTCTTTAAAAGACATTGAGCACAAACTTAAATTTAGATGTGCCCTCGACTCAGAGGCACAACACGGAGCCACTTGGGCTGACTGTCATTAGTCCGAACCGACTGGGGGATATAGCTGAGCAATACGTGAAGCTTCTATCTCACTGGAAAGGCTGCGAGGTCTTCCAAAACGTCGGCTGTACGGGGCAGACAGATATTGTCATCATTCACCCAGAACGCGGGCAGCTGCAGATTGATGTCAAGTGCAGGACCTGGAGTCAAGGCTCTTGGAAATGCGCTAATGCCTTCATCGTCAATAAGCCCGTTTATCCAGTAGCTGTAACGCCTAAAGGCGATATTGCTGGCTGGGAAATCTCCTGGATTAGAGGCCGCATCCCTAAAGGTTGGGAGGACTTCTGGTCTAATGACAATCGCTTTTACAAAACCACTTCCACTCAACCACATGAACCCGCTTCTTTTAATTGATAGCGACTACTTCTTCTACAGAGCAGCTCAGGCCGCTGAGTACGAGATGGACTACAGCCAAGATCTCACCGTCATTGCAGGAGACTTCCGTCGCGGTAAGTCAATTGTCAATCAGGGTCTAAAGGATCTGAAGACACGGTTCGACTCAGACAACATCCTTCTTACATGGACGGACCAAACCAACTTCCGTAAGACTGTCGACCCTAACTACAAAGGGAACAGGACAAAGCGTAAGCCTTGTGGCTACCTCAAGCTTAAGAACTGGGGTATGGAGACTTACCCCTCCGTCATGTATCCCGGCCTGGAGGCTGATGATGTAATGGGGATCTTGGCTACCAATGGCAGCCTAGAGAACTTTGTACTTATCTCTCCAGATAAGGATATGCTTCAAATAGCTTGCCGTATCTACAACCTTAAGGAAGAGTTTACCCAGACACCTGAAGCTGCTCACCGCAAGTTGTACGAACAGGCACTCACAGGGGATTCATGTGATGGCTATTCCGGATGTGTCGGAGTTGGCCCAAAGCGTGCAGGTGTGATCCTCGACAAGGTGAAAAACGGCGACTATTGGCCCGCAGTCATCAAGGCTTTCGAAGAAGCTGACATGACTGAAAAAGATGCACTCCGCAATCTTCGACTGGCCCGCATCCTGCAAGCAGAAAACTGGGATGCAGAGAATCAACTACCCATACTTATTAACCAATGAGACTCACAGAGAAGGAGCTGTTTTGGGTAAGAAACAACTTACTCAGTGAACGTAGCTTTAGGGATCAACAGCTCCCATGTAATGCCGTTATCTGGGAAGACTGGAAAGACTCCTTTTTAAAAAAAATCACTGACGAGCTTTACTATGAGTAAGCAGAATCCACAGCACTACCGCACTGGCTCTATTGAGCCTTGGGATTACATCGTTGACCAGAGGCTTAGCTATCTGGAAGGCAACGTAATCAAATATGTCACCCGAGCAGGTAAGAAAGATAGCGAGTCACGACTCGATGATTTGCTCAAAGCACAAGCCTACATCCACAAATTAGTTACCACTGAATTAAACAATGTTATTCCAAGCACCAGATCTGATGGGTCAAGCGATCCAGTTCAGGAAAGTTATGAACCAGCCTATTGCGACGGAGAATGCTGTCGTCCACACCTTACAACTGAGGCTAATTGTTGAAGAGTTTGAGGAGTTTGCTAACTCTTGCGGTATGTCATTTACTCAACTTGAAGAGTATGACACGCAGGTTGAACCTGACACCAACCAACTCAAAGAACTAGCTGACCTTGTATATGTCTGCTTCCAATATGCAGCTGCTAGAGGATGGCCATTAGATGAAGCTCTAGATAGAGTTTACGGCTCCAATATGTCCAAGCTGGTCGATGGTAAACCCCTGCGTCGTGAAGACGGGAAGGTGTTGAAAGGCCCTAACTACAAACCACCTTACCTAGAAGATTTAGTTTAATGTCCAAATACATTGCAAGAACAGGTCGAGTTCAGAGCTGGCTCGATAACCCTGAATCAAGGCTCCCAGTGTCATGCACTGTGTTTGTTGTAGAAGACTCTATGGAGGGTCCAAATGGAATCGAAGCATCATGGCGATTCGTTAGCCACGCCTTACGGAATGCCGCTGGAGTCGCTGTCCATTTATCTAAACTCCGTCCAAGGGGTACAGAGAATGGAAAGGGTCTCGTCTCTTCAGGTCCAGTGTCGTTTGCAAGGATCTACTCTGGACTTAACGAAACTTTAAGGAGAGGCGGACACTACAAAAATGGCGCTTGCGTTATTACATTAGACCTCAATCATAAAGACGTAGAGGAGTTCGTAGACGCTACCCGTCAAGAACTTCCTTGGGTCAAAAAGTGTCTACAAGTTACTCCCAAATGGTGGCATGAAACCAGCGAGCTTCTCAGAAATAAGATCCTACGAGGTATCCAATCAGGCGACATCTGGCTCTCGAAAGTCAAGCATGATCAGAATGGTGAGCGAATTTTTTCGAATGTTTGCCTCGAGATCTTCCTCAAATCCAGAGGCACCTGTCTCCTTGAACACGTCAACGTTGGTAACTGTGAGATTGACGGGCTTGTCCCCGCTTTCACTCAAGGTATGTCCAACTTGTGCGGCCTCCATTCAAAGACAGGTGTCGGAGCAACTGGAGAATACCTCGCCCCTGAGGAAGATAAGCAAGTGGGCCTTGGAATCCTTGGGCTTGCCAACTTTCTACGGCGTCAAGGTGTTAGCTACGCCGCCTTCGGAGAAGCCTTAAGAGATTTAGATGACCTTAATAAAGACTGGACTCCTGCTATCTGCCTTGCTACTGAGCTGCGTTCCGCCATTAATGTCGCTGCTAACATTGCACGTGCTCATGGGATGGCGAGAGCCTTTACTATCGCTCCCACAGCCTCCTGCTCCTACAACTACACAGACCTCGACGGTTATACAACCTGCCCAGAAATAGCACCTCCTATTAGTCGTCATATTGATCGTGACTCAGGCACCTTTGGAGTCCAGAGTTATGACTATGGCGATGTGGAGATTGCTAGTGAGGTTGGTTGGGATGCATATAAATCAGTAGCTGATGGTATTTGTCAGCTCTTTACTAATACCGGCCTCTTCCACGGTTATTCATATAATTCGTGGAGCGACGTAGTTACATACGATCAGGCTTTTATCGAGGATTGGTTTAACTCTCCTCAAACCTCGCTCTACTATGCCCTACAGGTGATGCCAGACACACTCCGAAAGGATGATGTCACATCGATCCTTGATGAGGACTACCACGATATTTTTGGAATAGAAGAGGAGGACAACTTTTGTCTTTCTTGTGCAGAATAAATGTCTAAGTACACACAAATCTTGTCTAGGAAAAGAACCTGGACCCCAGTAGCAGTTACAGCGGGCGAGCTAAAGCCTGGATCGGAGGAAACAATCTACCGATGCTTAGCTCTCCGCGCGCTCGAACTTCCGGTGAAAGAGATGTTGGCCCAAGGTCTTGAGCGCCACCTACCTGATGACCCCGGAGTTCTACCCGCACTTCAATCCAACATGGCCGATGAAGACAAGCATGATCGGGCTCTCAATTTTATCGTTGACGTTCACGGCGTTAACGATGGAGCTGAAAGGGAGGCCGAAAGAATCCGCGAGGCTTGGCTCAGCGATCCGTCACATCCGATCCTCAAGACGGCAATTCTTGAGCGGTCAGTCTTTTTCGTACTCCTACCCTTCTTTAGGTTTTGTGGAGACGTCGGAATCCGTACAGTTGCCAGCGACATCTCACGGGACGAGCAGACCCATACGGCTCTCCATGCAATGTGTGCCCACGACATCGGAGAGAAGACCACACCTGCCCTCAACAAGCTCCGACGAGCCACTGTTGCTTGGGCTATGGATAAGTTAGGCCACTCCTCAGACAAGCACCTTAATAAGGAGTTCTGGATGAGACAGTCGGACTCTCTTTATCATCAAGGTAAAGCCCCAGGACTCGTTGAAACTCAGCGAGCCAGGATGCCTTGCTTCTTTGAAACATCTAACGTTAATTTACCGCAATATGGCTGATTTAGAAGCTGATGATGTCTTTGGGACTGGAACGCCCCTAGATAAATTATGCGATGAACTGTCTAATATGTATCCACCCACTAACCCTTCGCCTACTGATGATGACCGATTGATAATGTATCGATCAGGACAACGTTCAGTAGTGGAATATATTCTCGCTAAAAAAGAAAATGTGTAGTTCTCCTAGACCCCCAAGCCAGCCTAAGTATGAGGCCCCTGAACCACTACCTGCTCCACCTCCTCCAGAACCTCTACCCCTACCCCCACCACCAGCTCCACTCCCTCCAATGGTGGCGGCCCCTCCAGCCCCTCCGGTTGCTCCACCGGCTCCACCGCCAATGGTGCCCATGATGCCTCCTCCTCCTCCAGCTCCTGTTCTTGCTCCTCAGGCTGCTCCCCCTCCGACTCTTACTGGTCAGGATGATGAAACTCCTGTAGTGAAAAGACGTAAGTCAAAACGTAAGGAACTACAGCAAGCTTCCGGTGGAACTGACGCTTTGAGGATCCCTCTGGATAAGTCAAAAGCAATTGGTGCCGGTAAAGGTAGTACTGGTTCAACTGGTTTAAATATTCCTAAATAACAAATGAAAGACTCTGCCCAATCGAGATATCAATTTCTCACATCGGACAGGGAACAATTCCTAGAGATGGGCCGACGGTGTGCCTCCCTTACGATCCCCTATCTTCTTACTGAAGAAGGGTTATCGGAGGGTGGTCCCTTACATACACCGTGGCAGTCTGTTGGAAGCAAGGGCGTAAATGTGCTCTCATCCAAGATGATGCAGAGCCTATTCCCCATCACGACGAAGTTCTTTAAACTTCAGATTAACGATGCTGAGCTGGCTTCTATGCCAGACATGGATGCAACAGTTAGATCTGAGATCGATCTCTCCCTCGCCAAGATGGAGCGGATCATCATGCAGCAGGTAAGCGAGTCAAATGACCGTGTGTACCTTCATGCTGCTATGAAGCACTTAGTAGTAACAGGCAATGCACTTGTGTATGCCGGGAAGAAAGCCCTTAAAACGTTCCCCCTAGATAGATATGTCATCAACCGAGATGGCGATGGAACAGTAGTAGAGATCGTCACTAAAGAAGTAATTGCACGGGAGTTACTGCCCGCCGAGTTCCAGAAGCCTGCTGTTGAGCGTGATGCCAATGCAGTCGGAGAGGATGGTCCAAAGTTCGGCGTGGTTGACGGTAAGGGACGCAATGGTACTGATGACGCTGTTGTCTATACCCATGTAACCCACTCTGATGGCCAACACAAATGGCATCAGGAATGTGACGGTAAGGTATTACCAGGAAGCAAGTCTTCTTCCCCCATTGGTTCATCCCCCTGGCTTCCCCTCCGCTTTAATGTGGTGGACTCAGAAGCATATGGACGGGGACGAGTAGAAGAGTTCCTAGGTGATCTGACCAGCCTTGAGTCTCTGATGAAGTCCTTGGTCCAAGGTTCAGCAGCTGCTGCAAAGGTTGTGTTTATGGTTAGTCCTAGTGCTACCACTAAGCCACAGTCTTTAGCCCAAGCTGCAACAGGAGCAATTATCCAGGGTCGTCCTGATGATGTTGGTGTAGTTCAAGTTGGTAAGACAGCAGACTTCAAGACAGTTCAGGACATGATCTCAAACCTCACTCAGAGGCTCTCAGATGCGTTCCTTGTGCTGTCTGTTCGACAATCTGAACGAACTACCGCAGAAGAGATTAGAGCCACCCAGCAAGAGCTTAACGAGCAGTTAGGCGGTATCTTCGGTAACCTTACCGCAGAGCTATTGCAGCCTTATCTCTCACGCAAGCTACAGCTATTAACACGATCAAAGAAGATCCCATCCCTACCTAAAGGCTTGGTTCTTCCTACCGTAGTGGCTGGCCTGAATGGTATTGGCCGTGGTCAGGATCGTCAGGCATTGATGGAGTTTGTAGGGACTATTGCACAAGCAATGGGGCCTGAAGCTTTACAGGCTTATATCAATCCCCAAGAGTTCCTTAAGCGTCTTGCAGCTTCCTCAGGTATTGACAGCCTTGGCCTAGTCAAAGGTGAAGAGCAATTAGCTCAAGAGAAGCAGCAGGCACAGGAACAAGCAACACAACAACAAGTAATGGGTCAAATAGGTCAGCTCGCTAAGAGCCCTATGGCCGAACAAATGATGGGACAACAAACAGATGACGGACAGCAACAACCAACCCCCGAAGCGCCGCCGAGCCCGGCAGGGTGACGGTTCTTTTAGAGCCGATAATCCAGCAACCCCTCATAACGAGGCCTGGGAAGCAGTCGACTTGGCGGGAAGTGTGTCCACAAAGGAAGTAAAACACACAATTAAACAAAAGGTAGGTGGTACATCTGAAGCCACCCCTGGTAAATATTCCAAGAAAAAAAAGATCCGGCCCACCTTCGGATCAGTCACTACCGTATACAACTAAATTATGGCTACCACCACCTTCGATCCTTCAGAAGGACCATCACCCGAGCAGATTGCTGCTGAGACATCTGCTTTGGAGCAAGGCGAAAAGATCGCCCAGATGCAACAGGAGGATCGTGATCGTGCATTCCAACAAACAGAAGGCGAGAACGATGACGTCAGCCTTATTGGGGGGAAGTTCAAATCTCAAGACGACCTCCTAAAGGCCTATGAGCAACTTCAACAGAAGCTAGGGCAGCCATCAGAAGAAGATACAGAAGAAGGCACAGAAGAGTCTCAAGTAGATGAGGTCTCTGAAGACGAAGCCCCTGTAGAAGAAGCTGTAGAGGTTACCGAAACTGTCAGCTATATGCATGAGCTGAATAAAGAGTTTTCAACTCAAGGTGCCCTATCTGAGGAGGCTGTTGATCGATTGTCTTCGATGGATTCTAAGGATCTAATTAAGGCCTATCTTCAATATAATCAGCAGGCTCAGTCAGCTCGAGTACAACAGTCTGAGATTGATTCCATTCAGGAATCTATCGGTGGTCCTGATGCATATTCTGAGATGATTGCATGGGCAGCTGAGTCTCTACCTGCAAATGAAATTGCTGAATATAATCAAGTCACTAATTCGGGAGACCCTGTAGCAATTAAGTTTGCTGTGGCTGCTCTCCATAACCGTTATACCGGGCAGGTTGGAAGTGAGGCTCCACTAGTAACTGGACGCAAGGCATCATCAACCAGCAAAATATTCCGCTCACATGGTGAGCTAAGCCGTGCTATTGCTGACCCACGTTATTCGACAGATGAAGCCTATCGTCAAGATGTCGAAGCTCGCCTTGCTCGTAGTAAAGACCTTTTGTAATCCATAGTTCGTTCATCCCATGAAGCGCTTAGTTTGTGCTATTCGCTTCATACGGACGCAGCCGCCTTTTCATGGAACGGGGGAGAGGTTATGGATTTACCAATGACTGAACTACAAGTAAAGCAAGCGTTACGCCTTCAGAAGGCTGCCCAGAAAACAACCAAGCTCACCTATAGAGGTGTCCAATACTTAATGACTAAGTAAGCTTATCTAAATTTCCTTGTAAAACTCCCAAGGATGGTTACGGACCCAGGTATGGAAAGCCTGGGTGTCTGCCAGATGGTGTAGGAAGGGTTCGACTCCCTTCCCTGGTATAGCCCTTTGAGCCCGCTACGGTGGACAACTCTCTGGGTGCTAGCGCCCCGACTATGGCCTAAATAGTCAAACCTTAAAATAAAAGCTTTTTAAAAATTGAAGGATCCATAGCTTATAAGAACTTACTTACTTTTAATTAAATGACAAACATCAATACGGGCTGGGTAGGCCCTAACGTTGCTAACGGCGGACGTACATCTGCTCAGAACTACGATACCCGCTACGCAACCGCGCTTAAATTATTTTCAGGCGAGGTGTATAATGCGTTCAATGATGCAACTATCTTCAAAGGATTAGTCCGTAACTATTCACTTAGAGGAGGCAAATCAAAGCAATTCTTGTTCAGCGGGAAGCTCGAAAGTGGCTACCACACACCTGGGACCCCAATCCTTGGTGATGCTGGACTGAAGTCGGCTGAGAAAACGATCATCATGGACGACCTGTTGGTCTCCAGCCAGTTCGTCTACAGCCTTGACGAGATTCTTTCTCAGTGGTCCACACGCAGCGAGATAAGCAAGCAAATCGGTGAGGCATTAGCCATTCACTACGATGAGCGCATTGCTCGCGTCTTGGCTGCTGCCTCCGGCGCTGCTGCTCCTGTAACCGGCCAAGATGGCGGCTTCCAGGTGAAGATTGGTGCCTCCGGTACTAACGATGCTCAGGCAATCGTCGACGGTTTCTTCGAGTGTGCAAGCGTCCTCGATGAGCGTTCAGCCCCTCAGGACGGGAGATGCGCGATTTTGTCGCCTAGACAATACTATTCCCTGATCTCTTCTGTAGATACCAACATCCTGAACCGTGAGATCGGTAATAGCCAGGGTGACATGAATAGCGGCAAGGGCCTCTACTCAATCGCTGGTATTCGCATCTACAAGTCCAACGTTCTTGCTTCCCTCTATGGAGTGGATCTGAGCGTTGATCCTGGTGATTCAACTTCCAGCGGTGAGAACAATGGTTCCTACCGTCCTTCCATCGACAACCTCGCTGGCCTCGTCTTCCACAAGGAAGCTGCTGGTGTTGTTGAGTCGATTGCTCCTTCCATCGAAACGACCTCCGGCTCGTTCCGTGTCCAGTACCAAGGCGATCTGATCGTCGGCAAGCTCGCAATGGGCTGCGATCATCTCCGCACTGGTGTGGCAGGTGCCTTCTTGGCAGCTGACTGATAAGTAAATCCTTTGGCCCTTCGGGGCCTTTGGACTTCCCATTTCCTAAGTAAATTAATGGCAACTACTAAATCAAACCGTCTATCAGCGGTAAACATTATTCTTTCAAATATCGGTCAAGCTCCAGTAACAGTGCTTGATTCAGGTAACCCACTCGTAGAGATGGCTGAGCTGACCCTAGATGAGATCACTAGAGCTGTTTTGGCTGAAGGTTGGGAGTACAACACAGAGCGCAATTATCCCTTCACACCAAATACTTCTGGCTTCATCACCATCCCTGCTAATGTCCTAGCTATTGATGCTAAGCCAGGTAACGGTCAACAGACTGTCATTCGTGGTGGGAGACTATATGACCGAGTTTCTCATAGTTATGCCTTTTCAGGCGAGCAATTTCTAGATGTCACATGGTTGTTTGAGTTTGATGATCTCCCTGAAGCATATAAGAACTACATCACAATTCGTGCTGCCAATGTATTTGCAGGCCGCTCTGTAGGTTCTAAAGAAGCGGTCCAATTTGGTCAGCGCGAAGAGACTGTTGCTAGAGCAACCATGCTTGAATATGACACCCAACAGGGTAACTACACAATCTTCCAAGATGCTGATGGGGGTGATACTTACCAGCAGCGTGCTTATCGTCCATTGGGAACAGTATAAAGGTTTTAAATTATGGCAGCAATCTCACAAGTAATACCTAATTTATTAGGTGGTGTCAGTCAGCAACCAGATCCATTAAAACTACCGGGGCAAGTTCGAGAGGCTGAAAACGTACTGCTAGATCCTACTTTTGGTTGTAGAAAACGACCACCAACTCAGTTTATCGGTAAGTTGTCTTCTGATATCCCAACCAACGCTAAGTGGTTCCCAATCTTTAGAGATGGGGTTGAACGGTATGTGATCACTATCTATAAGAATAGTGCTGGTACGACTGTTGTAAAAGCTTTTGATACCTTAACAGCATTAGAAACCTCTGTGACAATAGATGCTTCTGCTGTTGATTATCTAGATATATCTGATGTAAAGCACTTTGAACAACTCACGATTAATGACTACACCCTTCTAGCTAATAAAGAAAAGATCGTATCAATGGATACGTCTACCTCTGATCCTCTTAAGCAAGAGGCTCTTGTAAACGTTAATCAAATTGCTTACAATACTACTTACAATATTGACTTTCTTAAGGATGGGGACACTGTAACTCCTGAGAAAAGGTACAGAGCTAAATCAATTAGTGTGTCTCCTGCTTCTTTTGAAACAGATGATGATAGCTGTGCATTTGCGGGTGCTCAGAACTTCATCTTAAATGGCTCTGGCGATAAGGCTGGACTTAGTTTTAGGCTTACAACTAATTGTACACCTACTTCAGATGTCACTACAACCCCAGGTGTGACCTATCCCACTGGTCTTAGCTATACTCTTTCTTCTCAAATTCAAAAGTTTTACGTTCCTATTTTTGGATCAGCAAGTCAATACGGTGTGGGTTCAACTCTCTATACAGACCGTCAGACAGATAATGGCAACTTGGTGGTCAGGATTGTTGCAAGAGTTGGTTCTTCAGAGTACGGGAACAGATATGACACTTTAAGTACTTCTATTGTTAGTTATGTTGCGGGTGAAACAGGGTCTAAGCAACAACCTTGGGCTGTTGGTAATGGTGGACTTATAGTAAGTGGGGGCGTAACAATGGTAGTTAAAGTGACTAGCATTGGGACTACATCACCAACCCCCGATTATGATTATAAGTCTGTTTACAGCGCAAGCGTAACCTTAAATAATGGTGGTGCTAATTGGCGTGTCGGGGATACTGTCACAACTACGATGAATGGTAAGTCATATACAATCACTGTGACAGGTGAAGCTTTCGGATACTCTTATGTTTCTGAAGCCAGTGTCTCTTATACAACAGCTGCAACTGTAGAAGATGGGGCTTTAGATGTTGGACAGATTGTCGGGGGCCTCGTACAGGAAATTAATCTTCTATCTAATTACACTGCCACCCCTATTGGAAGTACAATTTATATCGAACGTAATGATGGTAAGGAGTTCAATATCCAAACCCGTGGTGGAACAGCAGATAATGCATTGACTGGGGTTAAAGGCTCAGTCAATGATATCTCTAGCTTGCCTGAGCAGTGTGTTGAGGGTGTTGTCTTAAAGGTTAGGAATACTATTGATTCTGATGCTGATGATTATTATGTAAGGTTTGTACCTGCATCCGGTGATATCCCTGGGCAAGGCTCTTGGGAGGAAACCGTCAAGCCAGGCATTAAAACGGACCTCAACCCATTTACAATGCCTTTAGCGTTGATTAGACAGGCTGACGGTACTTTTGTTGTTAGACCTCTTTCTGTAGAGTTTGACGAGGTTCTTAGCTACGCACCACGTGAAGTAGGTGATGATGCTACTAATCCTCAGCCATCATTTGTAGGTAAGTCTATTACAGGAATGTTCTTTTTCTCTAATCGGCTTGGGTTCTTATCACAAGATTCAGTCATCCTTAGTCAGCCTGGAGATTACTTTAATTTCTTTGTAGGCTCAGCTATTGCTGTTAGTGATGCTGATCCAATTGACATGACAGCTAGCTCAACCAAGCCAGCAACTTTGAAGGCAGCTTTAGGAACTCCTAAAGGGCTTTTATTGTTTGCTGAAAATAGTCAGTTTCTTCTTTCTACTTCAGAGGCAGCCTTTGGCCCAGCTACTGTAAAATTAGCAGAGCTTTCTAACTATGCTTACTCCTCCAATGTCCCACCTTTGGAGACAGGGGTATCAGTTCTATTTTCCACTGAAGCTGAAACATTCAGCAAGGTGTACGAGATGGCCGTTGACTCCATTGATAATCGACCCTTAGTATCTGAAAATACCAGGATTATTCCTGAATATATCCCACCTAATTTGACTATAGCAGCCTCCAGTCCTAATAACTCGTTAGTTGCTTATGGTGATGGGTCTGATCTTCTTTGGATATTCAAATTCTTTAATACCGGTAATGAAAGGAGTTTAGCTGGTTGGAGTAAATGGCGTATGCCCTCACCTGTGCAGATGCTAGCCTTTGATCATGATACTGGTTATTTTGTTTGTAATAACAATGGGGATACGGTACTGCTAAAGCTTGAGATGCTGGATGATCCCAGAACTTCTCCTATATCTGCTTTCGGTTTTAAATTTACGCCTAGGCTTGATCACTCTTTATTCAAATCCCAAGTAACTATTGAGGCCGATACAGATCCTAAAAAGCGAGTCATTCGTTTTCCAGTGGGATCTTATGTTGATGCCCCCTCGGGTGAGGGTACTCCTGCCACACCCTGTATAATTTTAACCCTAGACGATAACTCAACTCTATTTAGAACACCTGAAATACAGGAGGATAGTACGGGATATTATGTTGTTGTTGATACAGAGATTGCAGGGACTGACTTTATCCTCGGCCTTGAATATATGATGAAGGTTGAACTGCCTACTTTCTTTGTATCCGAGAATAAAAAGGCTGACCGTAGGAATATCCCTATGGTTGAAAATGTATATCTTGATCTCTACTACTCAGGCCGCTATAGCGTGACGATCGATCGTACTGGTTACCAACCTAGAACTGTTGATCTGAACGTCACTAACTCAGATATTTACTTTGCAAATAGTGCAGCTATTGATGAATTGTCAAGTAAAGGCGTCCCAGTTTATTCAAGAGGGGACTTTTCCAAGCTAACTATTAGAGCTTTAGATCCACTTCCCTCCTCTATCACTTCATATCGATGGGAGGGTCACTACAATAATAGAGGTATATCGATTGTCTAAATACCGTCGTGAGGCCACCTATAGGGATGGTCTCTTGGTGCTTAATAATATACGTCCAGAAGATAAAGCCGAAGTTGAGGGCATGGGTCTTGAACCGCTCCATGTCCCTTTTGGTGTTCTTGCTTGTGATCATCCCACATATTTTCATGTAGATGAGAAGCCAGCAGGCATAGCTGGAATAGTCAGATTAAGCCCAACAGAAGGCCAAGTATGGATGCTTTGCACTCCACTTATAGCCGAAGTGCCTCATACATTTGTACGTGAGGCTAAAAGATGGATGCGAAGTGTTGAAGGGGAGTATCAACTCCTATGGAACTACGCAGACGCCAGGAACCATGTCCACCACAAACTACTAAAACATCTTGGTTTTAAGGCTCTTAGAGAAGTGCCTTGTGGACCATATCAACTTCCATATTTAGAGATAGTAAAACTATGTGTACAGGAATAGAAGTAGCTGTAGCTTCTTTAGCTATATCTGCGGTCTCTACTGCAGCATCAATTGGTACAAGTGTTTACTCAGCCAGTCAACAGGCAGCTCAGGCTCAGGCTCAGATGAACATGCAGGCCTATCAGTCCCAAGTTCAGATGCAACAGCAACAGGCTATGCAAATGCAGCAAATGCAGCAGCAGCAAGCCCAGATGGCCCAAGCTCAACAGCAGCAAAGGCAAAGTCAGATTTTCCAGATCCAACAACAACAAATACAAAATTCTCTACAACAGCGGCAAATGCAGCAACAGCAAGCTCTACAAGTAGAGCAAGCTAATGTGCAGATTGCTAATCAGTACAGCCAACAGCGCCGACAGGTGACTATGGAGCGTGAGCAACTCATGCGTAAGTATGAAATAGACCGACTTGGATATAAACGAGATCTACAAACAGCTGCTGATCAGAAGAAATTTAACGGTGAAGCTGCTAATGCAATTTATAAGCAAGAGCAGATCAAGATCCAGGAGGCTAAGAAGAAAGCAGCTTTTGCACAACAAACAGCCCTTGCTAAGAGTATCGGCGCTAGAGGCTCAATCCTTGCAGCAGGTCGAACAGGTCAGTCCATCGGACTACTGGTGAATGATGCTGAAAGGCAATCAGGATTCGAGCAGGCACAAGCTGATGCAACGCTAGATAGCCAAATTCAAATGGCAACTATCGGTATGGATCAAGCTTTCTTGCAGAATCAAAATGCTGATCAAAAGGCAGATAACAACGTTGGTTTTGATCCACAACTTCCATATATGCCTTCTATGCCTGGTATCCCTAACTTTATTGATCCATTCCGAAACGCGCAGCCAGCATGAGTAGAATTTACAAATCAGAAAATAAGGGTACTACCTATCAAGGTGCTGCCCGTTCTATTGGATTCAATCCACGTCAAGCAGCTGATCAATCAAAGAAAACACAACAGCTTAAGCAGGCTATCGTTGCTGATGGTGAGACTAAGTCACGGGAGATTCAGCGCGTACAGCGTGCTGAGAACACCGTACTCCAAGCACAACAAGAGGTTGATCGTTCATCCCAAAGGATTGATCAAACAGCCGCTAAGAATAACCTAGGCATAGTTCAAGCTACTGCTAAGGGTGATTTCGCAAATAATTTACTCTTTGACCAGAACCTCCTTAAGTCAGAGCAAACCTACGATACTAATGTATTAAAGGGTGAGCAGACCGCTCAAAACTTAGCCATGAGGCTCGATGCTTCACAGCAACAGCTATCCAATCAGGTTAGTAATGCTAGGACTACGTTAGTTAGTAGCACTATCAATAGCCTCCTAGACTTTGGTGGTTCTGTTGTTAAGTACCAAACGGCACAAGTAGAGGCAGCAGAAGCGGCTAAGATCAAGGCCCAGGAAGAAGCTGAGATAAAGTTTCAAAACTCAGCCCTTCTAGGTGATAACTTCTTTAATGGTGGTGATGTTTCTCCAGAAGTAGATGCTGTAAGTAATGCCAATACAGCAGCTAGTACAGCTGAAGTTCAGGTTCTTAACGAAGTAGCTGATGACATTCAGTCTGGTAACACTGCTGAAGACTATTTCGTTGCTGAACAAGTCCGAGGTGATAGCAATTGGTCTCGCTCCTCTGATTCTAGGCAAAACGTCTATGCAGCCCGTTCCCAATATCCAGCCTTCATTGCTGAGGCTCAAGCTAATGGATTAATCCGCCCCGGTGCTCAGGGGTGGGAAGACATTCAAAGACTCACACAGAAGTTTGCTAAGGCTTCAGGGTTAAACCTGTCTGACCCTAAGTTAGTTGCTGATGTATTCTCTAAATCCGCTTTAGGTGCTGCTCAGAATGCACTTACAGCTGTTACTAATCAGGCAGCTACAGAGCTAAAGGAGGCTAGAGAGTCAAACGTTGGTAGCAGTGTTACTTCAATCACACAAGGCGTACCTACCAAAGGAGTAACTACCGAAAGTGTGGGTATGCTTTGGCAGCAGGCTGAGGGTGAGGTTGTTAATGGTCTATTTAAGGGTAGGCGATCTAGCCAATCTAGTCGGGAAACTACCCAGCAGTTTGCTGAAGCTCTAGCAGCCTCAGGTAATGCTGATGGTCTGAGGGCTTTAGAACGTTATGCACCTAATCCAGACACCCCTAACTTGACTTTAGGAAAACAGTTTCCTGAGATATTCCAAGAGCAGAAGATTAAAGCTAGGCAGGCAGCACGTACTGAATACAACCTAGGCAAAGGTGAACTTAACCGTCAAGCTGAAACTCTCCTAAATAATTATTGGTCGGGTGATGCTAGCCCAGAAGCTCTCAGGAAGACAGAAAGAGACCTTAGGAGGATCAACACCCCTCAGTCTCGTGCGATGGCTGACAACCTAGTACAAGAGGGTTACAACTACGACAGTGATGTTGCTAGAGATGTAGCCAGAGCTCGAGGTACTGAGAATGAGTATTCAGCAGCTCAGATTAAAGACTTTGTAAGTAAAGGTACGATGTCAGCTGCTGAGGGTAAGGAAGCCCTTAAGTATGCACCTGATGCAAAAGTACAGGCTAAAATTGATGAGGGCCTAAAACTTTATAAGCCTGAGGCAGGTATTAGGTCTAACGCCGTTCGCGTGGATAAGGATGGTAAGACTTCACTAAGTCCAGATGGTAAACCTATCCCTAAGGATTATCAAGCTAGATTCGCTAGTAATGCCTTTAAGCAGGCCCTTCGCATGAAGGAAGCCCGCTTCAAAGTTGAGCTAGGTAGAAGGCTTCAGACAGTCCTTAGAGATAACCGAGATCTAGACCCTACGTCTGTTGAATTCCAGCAGATTATGGAGAAGGAAACTGCTTATTTATTGAAGCAGGATCGATTCTCTATTAATTTTAATGTCGGGAGAGGGGGCTATTCCTTTGGTGTAACTTTAGACCCTAAAGGACGTATTGACCAGTTGACAGTGCAGCCAGGCGTCCAAGACGTGACTGGAATGACTGCTACTGATGTATTCCAAACGTCTGGGATATCTAAAGCTGTATTTGATCCATCTCAGGATCGAATCATAGAACCGCCAGACCTTGAGAAAGATAGTCTTGCTGTATTAAACGGCGAAAAGGTAAGTAAAAGAACCAACGATTGGGCGGCAGCCCTTGGTGTGAGTTCTAAGGACTTAATTAATGGACAACGCATGATGTATGACATGCCACCACTGGATCGTCTCGCTTTAGAGGCACCAGCACCTAGCAATGTTGTGGTTCCTGGTAATAAGACAGCCGGAATGAAGGCACTTACTAAGTACTTCCCAATTAGGGGAGCTGCTTATATGGCCTCGGCTATTGATCATGAATCAAACTGGGCAGCTCAGAGACCTTCATGGGATCTAGGCGCTCTTGATAATGCTGGTCGAAATGGTGGACTACTTTCTTGGAACAGAGGGCGACTGAGCAATCTTGAGGCGCGCTACGGCAGACCTATTGAACAGATCACCGAGCAAGAGCAACTCCAGTTCTTGCATGATGAACTAAGAACAAGCTACAAAGATTCCTACGCAATATTTATGGATCCCAATGCCTCGTCTGGTGACTTGGAATGGGCTACATGGAACTATATCCGTTGGAATAAAAAATATACCGGTACTCGTTGGAGTGTGGCTGAGAATCTCATCCGCTGGGGTAACCGGAATCTCTAATTAAACACCCCTGCTACGGCGGGGGTTTTATTTTATCTATTACATGGATCCCCTAGAAAACGATTATTCAGTAGACCAGCCTACTCAGGCTGAAAAGAATCAGACACTTCTACAGAAATTCATAGAAGAAGATCGCTTAGAGGCTGAGGAGAAAGCCGCCGCAGACGCAGCTGCTGCACCCGCACCCGTTGAAGAAGAAGAAGCGGCAACACCTAAAACAGATAAAGCCATGCAGATGGCTGAAGAGACTGGGGAGTTGCCAGTTATCAGTGCGGTTGGCGATTTACTTGGATCAGCCTTAGATTCATTTTCAGATGAACGCAGTGAAGAGCAGGATTCAGAACGGGTAGCTGGTAAAGGTGGTGATGTTCGTAATCCCATTGATACCGCTGTTGCTTGGGTAGCTGATCAAGTTGATAACACCTTTCAAGGTGATCAAAAGACTTACGAGGAGATTAGAGATAAGATTGATAAGGGTAAGGCTGACAAGGCTAAGAAAGATGCTGAGGCTCCAGCAATACAACGTGCCTTAGCTGAGCCATTACGTGCTTTCGATGGTTCCTTGGTTGGAGCAGCTGAAAGTGCTTTGGAAGCGGCAGAGATTGTCGGTGATACTGCCAAAACATTTGCCTCAAAAGTTAATCTAGTCGGATACGATCCAAAGGATGATCCCTTCTCTAGTAAATACAGCTGGGCTAGCTGGAATCTAGGTAAGGATGATATTGGAGCCCAGACAGGAGTTGGCAAGATCACCCAAGGCTTTGGAGAGTTCTTTGTAGCTTTTGCAGGCACTGGTGGAGGTTCTGCTACTGCAAATCTATTTAAGACTGGAGCACAGGGATTAGGTAAAGCTGGTAAGGCTAAGGCAGTACTAGGCACTATGGGCCGTGAAGCCCTAGAAGGTGTAAAGGCTGACCTTATCTTAGCTGCATCAGGTGAAGGCAACCTGTCCAACCTGATCAAAGAGAATGCTCCTGATTGGTATCCAACATGGTTATCTGCACTATCAGTTGAAGAGGATGACAATCCCTATGAGGCTGCATTTAAGACAGCCTTTGAAGGTGGTCTATTAGGTGCTCCTATTGGGGGTATTGGTGCCTACATCAAAGGCACTCGTGCTATTAACAAGCTTAAAAAGCTGAAGCCTAATGCTACTGAAGAGGAGTTAGGTAATGCTGCTATTGAGGCTATTCAAGGAGAACTTAACCTTGGATATACTCCACCTCGTCCTGAGCGCCCTACGATGGCCTATGACGTTGCTCCTGAGGTACTTAATCTTGATGTTTCTAATGTTTCCAAGTTAGACGCTACTGAACTTAAGAAGCTAGAAACTGAATATGACGTATTTGCGTTCGATCCAGATATTCAAGATGAAGTAATCCGTAATGCCAACCCAGAAGCCGCTATGGAGGCTTTCGGTAGGAACATCACAGTCAAAGAACTTCCTAATGGAACCAAGATTGATTGGGTTCAGCGGGATATTAGTTCGGAATTTAGTCGCGATATAGTTGGTGATTTGACTTATCGTCAAGATGCCATAAACACGCTCATTGGCGAGGGTATAGAAAACCCATCTAATGAGCAGATTGAAGATGCCATGCAAGTAATCTTTGGTTTAGCTCCTCAGGGCAACCCAATGGCAGGTCAGAAGGTAGTCCGTATTGATTGGGAGAGTAATGGTGGCGAGCTAGGTAACTACGGGACTAAACTCTATAAGCAGTTTGGTGAGATTGCTAAGGATCAGAAACCTGGAACTATTATCCAGGCTGAGGCTGCTGCTGATGGCTATGGCTCAAAAGGACCGTCTGCCTCTCAGAACAGCTCTTTTGATTCTAATATCAAAAAGGTTAATGCTGAGTGGAGTGAAAAGTATGGCTTAGAAGAGTGGCAGAGACAGAACCCCGATGTAGACCCTGCTGAAGTCAAGGCAGATTGGGAGGCAAAAGATCGCCAGTCTCAAGAGAATATTGTTCGCACTGGTATTAATCAGGGGACCATCCCAGCAATCCCTGCCGATAGATTTGAGGTATCGAGCATCCGTGAAAAGCTCTACATGAGAGCTGGCCTAAGTGAGACTAACGGTGAAGGCATGATGTATGGCATCGTCAAGTACAGACCCGATGGACGCCGTACTATGGTGCCTCTCGATTCCACTAAGCCAATCCAGGAACAGATCGATTCAGCTAAGGAAGTACCTCTCCAGCGTGAATTAGATCTCCGTCAGTTTGATGCCCAAGCATTAGATCAACTCCAAGCATTACAAGCAGAGGCTATTCCTTCTACTTGGGATGATGTTGCTGCTGTTGTGCCTCAGCTATTTACTCCAGGTACACGTCAGATTTCAGCTCCTGAGTTCTCACCAGAAGCTGTTAATAGGCTTATGGATCTAGATCCTACTAACCCTGATGCTACTGCTATTGCCAACCCATTTACAGGAGAGCAGCCTACTAGTGGTTCTATGGTTAATGTAGATGGTGCTGTATTAGATGAAGTAGATGATCCTGAAGCTGTAGCCGGCTTTATTGGTAAATACTACGATATCCTTACCCGTGAGGATGCCTTCCTTACATCTAGTATTTCACCAGATTCAGGTCGCCCTACCTTTGAAATTAGCCGCTTAGTTGCTAATGGTGATGAGGCTATTTCTCTTGGCAAGATCTTTGACCAGGAAGGTGTATTTCGTCTTGATGATGGTAATTACATCAAAACAGGTGGCCTAGATCAACTGAAGAGAACGCAAGGTGCCAACCTTAAATCAATCTCTACACGTGCTCCCCAGTCAACACCAGTAGACCCTCAGAGGGCTGCTACTCAGACCTTAAGGGGAGAACAACAGATCTCACCCAACACGGGTACTCAGAGGATGCTGACTGATAATCAGGTAGCTCGTCTGGGTTCTGCAGGTCCTACAAGAACTGCTGAATTACTTGAGGAGATGGTTGTAGGTAGCAAGATTGATTTGTCTGAGCTAGCTGCTGAGGCCAATATGTCTGAGCTAGATATCGTCCAAGATGCTCTATCAAAGCTTGGTGATAACTTTGACTTTGTAGCTGCTGATGTATCTAAGCTTGACTTAAATGCAGAGGGTTACTTATCCCGTACAGGCATCGTTCAGAGCCGTATGGTGATGCAGGAGCTTTCCTCCCGCTTAGCACAGACTGCATTTAATGCTAATGATGCTACAGCTAAAGGTCTAAACAACCTAGATAAGGTTGAGCAGATGACTGACACTCTTAAAGCCTATATGAAGGCTTATAAGATTTCAGCTAACCTCAACTCTAAGCGTCTATCTGCTGGTGGTATTGAGTTACCCGCTGAGTTTGGTGTCGACGGTAGTCAAGTCAAAGGCTTGTATTCCCGGAATCCTGACCCAGAAGCCCTAGTCAAGGCTTTTGATAACTCAGAGAAGATGATCAATAAGATGGTTGAGGGCTTAAAAGGTAATAACCCTAAAGCACGTAAGCAATCCCTACAGGTAGCTGCTCAACTAGAACTACTAGGTGATCAGCCTTACAAGCTTGCACAAGGCATCTCAACCCTAAGTGAGATCGGTACTAAGTATGGATTGAAGATCATGTATAACAGTATGCTCTCAAGCCCCGCTACTCATATTATTAATACTACTTCTAACGCTATTGCTTTAGTACTTAGACCTCTCGCAGCTGCTGCTGGTGGAGATCTTAGGAGCCGTAAAGCCGCAGCCGCTAGTCGTTATGCCTTAGGTGAAACTTTGTCTGACGCTATGACTATGGCTAGGCGTAAGTGGAACACTACAGCTGATCAGAGTGCAAAAGGTATTGATGTATCCACGGGAGAAGCATCTCTAGCTTTAGATGAACTTAGGCTTAAAGCTGAGGAGTCTGGAGATATTGCTCTCCAAACTGGTGTGACTGTGATGTCAATGATCGAGGGTATTGCAAACCTTCCTGGTATTGGCCTTCCCACCCGTATGCTTACCACTGCTGACGAGTTCTTTAAGGTAGCTGTTCAGCGGATGGAATATAACCGCATGACGATGGAGGAGGCTATTGACCTCAATGGATCTGATCTACAAGCCAATTTTAAGTATCTTTTAGATAAGAATAGGAACCTGAACTTCACTAAGTCAGGTGAAAGTCTTAATAAAGAGCTTAATCGTATTGCTAAGGAGGTTACTTTCCAGGGTGATCTAGAAGGACCTGCTAAGAGGTTTGGTGAATGGGTTGAATCTTTCCCAGCTCTCCGTGTCTTCTTCCCCTTCGTCCGTACTGGCCACAATGTGGCTATGTACACCGCAAGCTATGTCCCTATTCTAGGTGGCAAGCTGGCCAAGATGGAAGGTAAGCTCACTGACCCTAATGTCAGCTCTTATGAGAAGGCAATTATTAAAGGGCGTCAGCGTTTAGGAGCGGCTTTTGTTGCTGCTTCTGGTTTGATGGCTGCTAATGGGATGCTCGTAGGTAATGGTCCTATGGATCCTCAAGCTAGAGAGCGTTGGTTAGAAACTAATCAGCCCCGCTCTATCAAGATTGGGGATAGATTCATCTCCTTAGATCGTATGGAGCCCTTTGGTCCCATCCTTTCTGCTGTAGCTGACATTCACTACGCAGTATCTGAAGGCACGATGAAGCAGGAACGAGGTAAGTGGATGGTTGGGTATTTAACCCAAGCTATTGCACTAAACATCACCGATAGAACCTTCTTCCAGGGTTTCCAGGACATGGCTAAGTTCATTAGTCCTAGAGGTACTGTAGGAGAGAGTATGGTCGCCTTCTTTGCTGATACAACTAACAATTTGATCCCTGCCGCAGGCTTACGCAGGACTCTCACTAACATGATTAACCCTTATACACAGGAGTTTAATAGTCAGTGGGATCGTTCTCTCTACAATGCCTCTGGGGGTGTATTAGGTGATACAGCTACTAAGCGTGACTTCATTACTGGTGAAGCTATCAGCTCTATGAGTGGTGGTATTAACTCACTGCTTCCATTTAAGATCAATAAGAAAGAGCAGAACCCAGTTAAGACTGCTCTGATGCGTATTGAATATAATTCTGATCGTATTGTTGAGGAGTTAGGCCGTACAGGTCTAAAACTTAAGCCCGAACAGATCTCTAAGCTCCAAGAGATGATGGGTAGTGGTGGTCTAGAAAAAGAACTCAAAGCTATTGTCACAGCTCCTGACTGGATTGAAGCTGTTGATGCTTATGAGGAGAAAGTAAAGAAGGGTCACCGTGTAACCCGTGATGCTCAGCTTTTCTATTCTGAGATACATGACACCATGTCCAAATATGCAACCGATGCTATGGATCAATTGAAGTACGAGTACCCAGAACTCGAAGAAGCTCTCGATGGATACCAGCAAGCTAAGGATGCTGACCGTTACGGCGGATTAACTGACTACTACAAAGAGTAATGGCAACTACAACAGAAAATAACTATGTAGGGAATGGTTCAACCACTCTCTACTCTTTTACATTCCCATATATTGAGGTCAGTGACGTCTATGTCAGTATTGACGGCGTCGATCAGACCATTACAACTGAATATTCCTTTGCCAGCGCTACAACAATTGAGTTCGTAACAGCCCCTACTAGTGGGGCTGATATTCGTATCTATCGAAGCACATCATCAGAGGACTTGGTTAGCGTTTTCTTTCCAGGATCTGCTATTAGGGCTAAAGATCTGAATGATAACTTTGTTCAGAATCTTTATGTAACCCAAGAGTCTGTTACCAGTAGTAATACCGCTACAGATGCTGCTGTAGCAGCCCAGGCTGCAGCCAGTCAGGCAGAAACGGATGCAGCTACCGCCGCAGCTGATGCCGCTTCCGTTGTAGTCATTGCCAACACAGCTAACACAAATGCTAGTGCGGCTGTAACCACAGCTAATGCTGCTTCTACAACTTCGGCTGCTGCCGCTGCTATTGCAAATACGGCTTCAACTGATGCCGCTAGTGCGGTTACAACGGCTAACACGGCAAATACTACTGCCGGTACTGCTGTAACTACAGCAAATACTGCAGTTAGTACGGCTAACAGTGCTGTTAGTTCTGCCACTACGGCTAATACAACAGCAGGTAATGCAGTTACAACTGCTAATGCAGCTACAACAGCAGCAGCAGCAGCTCAAACAACAGCAAACGGAGCTGTTACTACAGCAAACAGTGCAGTTACTACTGCTAACACAGCTAATACAACTGCAGGTACTGCTGTTACTACAGCTAATACAGCATCTACAAATGCTAGTGCTGCAGTCGTTACAGCTAATGCTGCA